TTTTGGTCTATCCCATATTTTTAGATCAATATTTTTTGTTTCTTTATACCAATCATGGATTATTGACCAACAATCATAAACACCCCAAATAAAACTTCTTCCGATAAGTGATGGTGCTTTCCAACCAGTAGGTTTAAAAGAACACCATTCTTTCATTCTTACACTATAGATATGTGAAGGTAAATCTAAAAATTCACAACTTGCTTTATCATTATCAGATGGTTGTGGTGGCTCATAAGGATGTGAATGTACAATACCAATAATTTCTCCTGTATCTTCACATTCTGCCCAATCATCAGGGTCAATAATAAAATATTCAAACCCAGATTCTGCAATATTTTTACAAGGCCAATATGTTTCTTTTCCTTTAATTATTGCCAACAAACCACATGATTCTTGTGGCATACATTCTTCAGCGTGTTTTGCAGCATCAGTTTTCCAAGTCATAATTAAATAAAAGAGCCAACAGAAGGAAAATCTTTTTTTGTTACCTGACGTTTTGGCGCACGAATACCTTGTAAATCTAAAGCTGATACAAGTTCAAACTGTACAATTTCTCTATTCTCAATAATTTTTCTATCAACAAAATAAATTTCTTGTGGTAATTCTGCTGTGCTATCTGGTGTACCAAAAGGATTCTGATTTGAAGGAAAGTTTGCAGCATCTAAAAATCTGCTCAGAGTCCTAATTCTTACAAATTTTGCCCCTTGAAGATCATTAAATGGTGTTGTAGCGTTTACAGTTGACATTAATGCCGTAATTGTACCAAGTACATTAGAAACAGTTATTGTTGGTCTTGGTAAAGTACCTCTACCAGAATACTCAAATCCTTCAGCAGCAATAGGAAACTTGTCATATGTATTTCCTTGCCAAATTATAGAAGCGTTACTGTTCATACCGACACCAGAATGAAACCTTGTCACATCTGTAGATCCATGCAGTGCAGAAACTAGTGTCAAAGTATATAGCTCAATAATAGATTTATTTGTTAATGATTGTAATTCTGCTGTAGGTAATCCCATTACGGTTCAAATACCTCTCTAAAAGTGCAGTTTAAAATTGCTCTATTGTTATATGGTATGGTTTTTGTCCAAGATTGACAAACATATTTACCAGCACCAGATAATGTCACAGACACATTACCGCTGTTTGTTGCAGAACTAGCTGCTGTAACTGTAAATGTATTTTGATCTACTGCTGTTGCAATGGCAAAATCTCCATCTGTTGCAGAACCAGAAGTATAGTCAATAGTTACGACATCACCAATAGCAAGACCATGATTTGTGATAGTTATAGTAACTGTTGTTTCTGACTGCGAATATGTACCTGTTTTTGTACCACCCTCTGCTGGTGGGGTAAATGTAAAACTTGCCTGGTCGTTTACCCTGCTTCTTAAAAATGCTTCTATGACATCTGCGTCTGTCTCTGATACGTTGAAAGTAAGATCATATATTTTCGGATCTTGAGTCAGTGGAAGACCAAATAAAGCCCTAAATTCATAACCATCACCAAGTCTAGTTGTTCTAATCCTTGGTGCGCTTGTTTTTCTCATGCCATAAGTAGGCTGGATAGAAGGAAAAGTTGCCATTATCTTGCTAATAAACCTCCAGCACGTTTTTCTTTGATCAGTTGCGCCTGAACAGCAGCACCAATAACAGCCCCAAGTGCTTGTGCATCAGTGCTGCTACCAGCCACGGAAGAACCAGAAGCATCTACATTTACTGTAACCATGTTAGTCACATTATCACCTCCACCAATTCGATTGTTAGGGATAATAGTACCTGAAGAACGAGGAACAAAAAGCTCGGGACCTTTTTCTCCTACAATTGAAGCCCTTCCAACTGGTGGCCTGCCACCATTAGCAAAACCAAGCAAACCCATATTAAAACTGCTACCAAAACCACTAAAGACATTTGGAGCGCCTAAAAATGAATTTCTTTTTTTTCTTCTTCCAAATATTCCACCTAAAAATCCACCAATACTGTCACCAATACCAGAAACTGCACGTTGCATCGCAACTTCGACAAGTTTTCTTTTAAGTTGATTTAAAACATTTATGGCTGATTGAGCAAGTGTTTGAGTTCCCATAACAGCCTCAGTCAAATTACTAACTATTCCTTGTTCAACACTTTGACCAATTTCATTGAATTTTTCTTTCAATTGATCTGCTTCATTTGTGACTTGAAAAATACTTTCAGAAAGCTTCAAAGTATCACTATTTATAGCATCCATAAAAGTATCAGATTGACCTAAAGCATCATTAAATATTTCAGTTATCGGTAATAATTCTGTAAAAGCAATTGTTGTCTCTTCTGTCTCTTTTTTAATTTCTTCTGCTAATTTTTTTGATTCTCCAACGGTTTTTTCAATTTCTTTTTGTTTTTTTTCTTGCTTTGTTAATTCTTTTGTTGTCAAAGCTTCCGTTATAAGTTCTTTTTTCTTTAATTCAAATAATTCTTGAAATTCTTTTCTAGCTTGTGGATTAATAATTCCTTCAAACCTACCAAATTTTTTTCCTTTTCCAAAAAGTTCTTTTGTAGCTTCATCTCTTGCTTTTGTTTCAATTTCAATAGCAGTTTTTTTCCCTAATTTATTTACTAAACCAATACTTTCAATTAATTTTGATATATTTTGTACAGCTTGAATACTTATGTCTAAAATGCCTTTTATTTCATCTTCAAGCTCTGTTCCTATGGTTCTTGCAAGGGTGTCAATAGTATCTATTAAAGTTGATAATTTACCATTTAAACTGTCTGCCTGTTTTGTAGCACCACCAGCAAAAATAGCTCCTTGACTTGTTAAATTAATTAAAGCTTGATTAACTAAATCAGCACCAATTTTTCCTTTTCGCATTGCAGATTCAAATTCATCACCCTGTAATCCAGTTATACGTTTTAATTCATTAGTAATATTTACTCCTCTTTCTAATAATTGTAAATTTTCCTCTTGCTGTAATTTACCTTTTGCTCTTATCTGACCGAAGGCTGTGGCAATACCTGTCAAATCAGCACCTGTAGCACCAGCTACATCTGCAAGTCTTTTTGTAGTATCGACAAGTTCCTCAGTTTCAAAGCCGAAAGCTTTAAGTCTTTTTGTTTGTTCTATTAATTCAGCACTTGTAAATGGAGTAACAGCACCAAATTCTTGTAATTCAGAAATTATTTTATTAGTTTTTTCAAGTGATCCAGTTAATTGTTCAAGACTTCTTCTCTGTGTTTCTAATTCTGCTGTCTTAAAAAAAATAAACCTTCCAGTCTGTATTACTGCAAAAGCAGCAAAAAGATTACGAACAGTTTTTGTAAGAGCACCTACACCAACGCTCGCTTTTTTTGCATTATTTCCAAATTTATTAAATTGTTTTCCACTGTTTTCTAATCTTCCTTTTAATTTATCTGTACTTTTACTTAAAGCTTTTGTCTGTTCATTTACACGCTGCAATGGTCTTATTGCATTTTGTGCATCAACTATAAGTTTGACTGTTGATTGTGCCACAAATACAAATAACCTTTATTATATATTACCTTGTTTTGTTCTTTTGACGATTCATTTCTTGTTTTTCCCTGTCATTTTTAACCTCATAGTATGCAGCCCAATGAATCAGCTCTTCTTCTGTCATTGAATTTCTTAATTCTTCAACAGATTTTCCTAATTCTGATGCGAGAAAAAACTCAAAATTTAACCAGTTATCTCGCCTGATTCGTTTTTTGCTGTATCTAAATCAACTTGAATATCCATCATAAATAGCTCAAGTTCATTCAATACACTTTCTGGAAGAAATCTTTGTAGGTTTTCAGCATCAGTAGAATGAAAAGCTTTTGAACCATCTTCATTTTCTGCAATTTGGCAAAGAAGTTTTGTAGAAATTGTCAAAGCATCATCAGTTCCGGCTGCAACTTGAGCTTTTTTTCTATCAAATCTTGTTAAAGGTGGAAAATATATTTCTTTAAGTAAATCACCATTAGGCTTTTTTAACTCATATTTTCTTCTTGCGGTCATTACATCACTAAAAGCCTCAGTGATGAGATCAACGGTTCTTTTTGTTGCCATATTTATGTGGGGTTAGTTATTTAAAATTTACTATATGTCTGAAGTAATTGCACCTGTTGTCTGGAAAGAAATGCTTATTTCTTGGATCTCACCAATGGTTGCTCCATATTCAGCACCTGTGATAATTCCTGAGAACCCAAATTTCTTTGCACTTGCTGAACTATCTGGGAACAATTCAAACAACGCATCACCAGCATCACCAGTTGTCAAAATATCTTCAACGAATGCCAAGTAATCAGAGTTGCCAGCATTGTCATAAATAAGAGTTGCTGAACCTTCACCAGAAATTAAACCACCAACAAAAGTTTTTGAGGTATCACCCTGAACTGTGGTTTCTTGAGTGTCCTTAGTAATTGATAAAGACCAATTTCTAAGGCCTGAAATATCAGCTTCTGTTCCAGCAGCGTTATGGAACATTATTTTACCGACATCACCTTTTACAGCAGCCATAACAAAAAAAAGAAAGATTTATAAATATATTAACCCTTTTCAGTCTTTTTTACATCTTTTTTTGAATTTTCTTGATTCTCCATATATCTTTTACAATTAGGATCCCACATTCTAGAATCTCTTACACCTTTGACAGCTTCAATAGCGTCAAGCATTTCTTCTGTTATTACAAGTTTTGGCATAATTAAAGATCCTCATATATTTCAAAAGTTATTCTGATTTGTGTTTGAAACTTACCCTCTGGACTTGATGTTAAAACTTCAGGGCCGATAGGCGAATCAAAAATAACATTTGAAACTGTAATATTATTGTAAAGGTCACGCAACCTTTTGCCAATTGTAAAGTTTGATCCTGGGCCAATCCCCTCTTCTGTAAATATATTAATTAAAAGTAAACCAACAACACTGTTTGTTGAGTTTGCAGATCCACCCATAGTCAAATAGCTTCCAGAACCAAAGCTTGTCTGACATTGAACAAAGGTATCTTCTGTAGTGGAATCAAAAGCCATGTTGTTAAATACAACAGGTATCGCTGGACTTGATGCAAGTTCTGTGGCTAGTCTTGCTTCAATCGTTGATCTTACAGTGTTTAAATCAACTGCTGCCATTATTCCCTCCTAAATTCATCTGTAATAAATCGTTCCAGTTGCTTTGCAATAAGTTCTGGATAACCTTTAATTGTTTGTTGCCTTGTTCTGTATTGACCACCCCAACTAGGAGGTAAGTTTGTTCCATAAGCAACAGGTTCTGCATATTCCACATTTGTAAAAACTTCTCCTTGAAATTTACCAATTCTTGTTTGCCACGACTCACGAAGCTGACCGCCAGTTCCACGGTCTAACAAAGCTTTTTTAAACGGAACTACTTGTCCATTTGGTAATGTAAAAAAGTTGGGTATAGAATCTAGATCAGGATAGTTGTCTAAAGAAAAAACAGGTGTAAATTCTTTTATATCTTTTGTTGCTTTTAATGTCGCTTTCCTTACAACCGTTTGTACTTTTTCACCGAAATGATCTCCGATATCAGTTAAATTTATTTCTCTTGCCATAACTACCTCAATATAAGATCAAAACTAACAGGAGTATTATTTTGTTCATTCGTCACGACTTGAATGATTTTAAACTCTACACTGCTTATAACGACCCTATCTTTTGTGGTCGGTACAAAGGTCAAATCCCCTGCTGATATTGTCAGTCTTTTGTCCTGGGATTCAATCAGATCATTTACCTCAGATCTGTTTACATTTGTTAACGCACCTTTAACAGTAGTATCAGATGTGGATTCTGTGATAGCTCCTGTGGTCGTGTTATAACTGCCAGCCGTTACCTGTCTGATAGTCACATCACCTCCAAGTTTGCTCAGAGTTTTTGATGCTGCCTTTTTTAGTGCGTTGGCAAGACTCATAATGAATAAGCAATTACCTGACCACTTGCAAGAGTGATACTTGTTATAACTCCACAAACTTCAGAAGATGCTTTCATTGTGATGCCATTTATGGTTGCAGATCCATTTTCTGTAATATTCTCAGCAACAAAAGTTGCCTCCGCATCTGTTAAGCAATGCACCTTACCAAATCTGCCTGTGTGGGCATTTGTATCTGTAATAATGATTGCTGCTGGGTATTCGTAGCCGTAGCCCATTTTCATGACCTCTTGATTGATAAGTTTGCTCTTCCACCTATTCTAATACCCATCAGGTAATGATCAACTATCGGTGGGATTCGATCAATACCAACTGCCCCATAAAATCTAGGGGTTGCATTTATATTTCCAATACTGACTGTTTCAAAATCTTCCAGACCACTCAACTCCAACCCGTTCCTATTGTTGTTGAGATATACAGCCAAAATAACCTGTGCATTTTTTACACGATCTGGGATTTCAGTATCAGTGTAATAATCAGCAACTAATCTATTTGGAAAGCTCAAACCATACAGGTTAGTGTATGTGTCAGGTTTTCTTACTCCTGATCTAGGCCATTCAAGTGCCTGGGTATCATCTACCCTAGCCCCCAAGAACTTTTCTCTATCAATGCGTTGTGCAGCCGTGAACAATGCACGATTTTTATTGTCGTTGCTTGAACCATCCCATGCAGCAGCGTCATCACTTAGGACTAAACCTTCAATGAAAGAGTTTGCATCTGCAAGAGTGATATAGGTGTTTGCATTTGCACCACCAACAGTTGCATCAAGAGTTATCGCCATTTGATTTCACCTTCTTGGGCTTGGATTTTGGTTTTGGCTTTTCAAGAGTAGGAGTTAATGAAGCTGCCTTTTGAGCAGCCTCATTCCTCGCTCTCATACGCCTAAAAGCGTACATTCCCATTTAGCTAGATGCTCCCTTTAGAGCAACATAGTTAATAACGATAGCTTCACTTAGAGATCCACCTGATACGTTAGAAACTGTGATCTTAAATGATCCAGCAGCGATACCGTTAGCACTTACGATGTAAGCACCAGCAGTTCCAGCGGAACCATGACAAGCAACAACAACATCTGTTGCAGCGACTTTGCTGTTAGTAACTGTGAAAGATACTTCAGCAGCGTCAGCTAGTGCAGCGTTGTTCATTGTTATCTGTCCACTCTCAGTGTTAAGAGTTACACCTGTTGATTTGTTAGTAGCCTGAGTTACAGTACCACCGTCTGTTGGGCCGATTAAACTACCAGCACCAATTTCAAAAATAGAAGCCATGATTAATCTTGGTTACTTACGTTAGTAGCACGGACAATTCCGATGTTCTTTGTCTCATACACTTTCGACCAAGAGGCAACTGTCTCTAATACGGTACGAGTTGGGTTAACAGTAGATACTGCATATTTCAAACCTACTGGATGGTAGATGTAGTGAAGGTCAACAGCCATTGCTTCCTCTAAAGCAAGGATATCTCTATCTGTTTGTGTTCTGATTGGTGCTTGCTCACCAGTTACAACAGCCCCTTGTGTAAAGAAGAATGTTGAATATTCAGTAGAAGAACCAGATCCTGTTGTTGGCACATCATCAGAAACAATCACGTTAAGACCCATAAAGGTATTAACAGCAGTTGGGCCATCAAATGCTCTTACAGTGCTACCACCTGTAGCTGCTGTATCAGGTGCGCCAGTGTTGTCATAAATGCGATCAATTGCATTTCTCTCAACCAAGTCATAAAAGATTTTTGAATGCATTGCAACGCTTGTCAACTTTTGACCCTGATCACCAAGTAAAGCTTGTGCTTTTGCAACGTGTCTTGGACTTAATGTTGTTGGAGTATCACCTGATTCTGAATCAATTGTTAAATCAAACAAAGCAGAGTTGCTGTCGTTTGCGTTGATTGAACCAAATGCACCAGTTAAGCAAGAGAATAAATCTTTTTGCTTTTGGTTGTTAACATAAGCAGCCATCTTCTGAGCG